ATGTGATATAGGCTGGTTGTGCGGCTTGGTATCCCACGCCACCGTCCAACACGGTGATGTTAGAAATTAATGCACTGAAGATTGAATCAACCACCGCAGTAGCAGCATTGGAAGGATACCCCCCCGTAATGACGACCGGATCACCAACATTATACCCCGTTCCACCATCCACCACACGGATATACGAGAGGTAGGAAATCAAGCGACCATAGAGATTGATAGAAGATTGAGTGGTGATATCATACACCCAGGTTCCCTTGACGACTTCACTCTGTGAGAATGTGCCCTGTGTCTTTGATACTTGGAGGTCAAGTTGGATGATCGAATCGGAGATAATCTGTTGAAGGGATTCTGTGATTGCTGTTGCCCCCGACGTTTGCCCAGTGAACCTCACCGTGATGGTATTAGTATTGAATAGGTCGATCAAGTCAACCCCATTGTAGGTGACTTTTACTTCAACATCGTTTGCTGGAGCCGTATCAAAGATAATGTAGGGTTGATTTGGGGAGTGACGATAATCAGCGGATTGCAGCACCCCATTGAGGTATACTGCTGCCGTGACACCAATAGAGGAATCCAATGCACGAAAATGGGTCGTGGTTCCGTCCCCATATTGGATGGTCCACATTGTGGGATCGAGGCGTAATGACGGAACATTTGACCATCCACTGCTGGATGCTCGGAGCACACTATCTTTGGGATAAAAGACATCGATGTTTTGACCGTAGAGTAGTCGGAAGAGGAGTTTGACTGCCTTCGCGGTTCCCTTTGCTCGATAAAATTCTTTCGCATGCTGAACGAAGAACGTTGGGTTTGTTAGTTTATCAGGGGGGAACAGAGGAAGGAATTGATTAACAAAATAGCCGATAAACGAATTGAGTGTCGCATCAAGGTCGATATTGGACGGCATGGACTTAGCAAGATCAACGGCGTTACCTTGCTGGTCCATCCATGCATAATAGGCTTCAACAAATGTAATGAAGGTGTCGTAGTTCGACCTGATGTATTCTGGTAATTGGGAACGCACCAGTAATGAGAGTGTGTTAGCCATAAGTCCTTATCGCACAACAACAGAAATGCTGATTGCCGTGGGGTCGTCCGTATCCAACAAGAGTAACTGATTGCGCTTGGTTTCAATGATTGAGGTGCCTGGTTCGACGCTGATACGGATATCCTCGGTTTCCGTCAACGACTCCACCACAGAAAGATTATTGATCACAACTTCACCGGTGAAATAGTTGATAGTACCAAGTTCAGGATTGATATCAACTTTTTCAGAATTGCTATTGTAATAGAAGGAACGTAATGTTCCAAACTTCGATTGTACCACGGCGGTAGCAGACCCACCTTGTCCTCCCCCTCCACTAAGGGTAACTAGGGCGGAGGTGTAATTGGTTCCGCGTTTTGTTGTTGTAATGGTGTCGATACGACCATTGACAATGGTAGCCACAGCGACGGCGCCTGATCCATCCCCCGTAATCGTGATTGTTGGGGGATCAGTATAACCGTATCCCGGATCTGCAATTTCAATTGAATCCACCCCAGTGGAAGAATTATACACTTCTTCAATGTATGCTGTGCGCAACACATTCGATGAATCATATGTGGTGAACGCCGTGGACTTCATGGCGCGTTGAATAGGCGCATGATGTAGTTCTGTGCCAAAATTCACCGTGTATGTGGTGCTGGTATTAAAGGTCGGAGTGAGTCGTTTCTCCAGTCGCACAATAGTATCCGATCCAAGGATTGCAGAAAGAGAATCATCGACCGCACGGCTAAATTTCGACACCGTGAAGATTGTTCCAAATTGATTGAATGTGTCATTGGTATACGTTATGATAGCCTGCCGCACGGTTTCTGAAATCTGTGCGGTAGTTAGCAGCGTCAGTTTGCCATCGACCTCAACCTGCGCTTCAAATTTCATGTACACATAGTCGGGGTCAACAAGCACAGGGGTGATAGAGAGTACGCTAACAGGACCAAGAATTTCAGCCACAATGCGGCTTTTCTCTGCTTCGTTGATAATGACGCCTTCCTTCGGTGATATAGACACATAGACTTTGCCATATACCGGGGGAACATTATCCTCGCCCCCCCATACAAAAATGCTCTGAATGTCTGGGTATAATTGCTTGAGTAGGGTTTCATAGTCTTTCTGAGTCACCGCACGATTCTGTGCTGTGTATGCCATCGGTGCGCGAGCCCGAATGGAGTCGTCTCCTTCCCGTTCAGCGCCACCCGAAGCAGACGATACAGAGGAGATACTAACATTAGAGAATCCTCCAATCGCCCCGGTGGCAAATAAATTGGCTTTATTTGCATCGGCGCCATCCGTGGACAAATAACTCGCAATGACGATATTCCCATTCGCCAGTGCCCGAGAAATTGATCCATCCCCAAAGGTCAGTCGATACTTGTCATCCGTGGAAGGACTGAGATAATATACTGCGCTATTGGATGTGATTTCAGTAATGTCTACAGACAACTGGAAGGTCTCTGTCGCCGTGTTAAGCGTTGAGGCTTGCACTTGAACTAAGAGGGTGCTAGTGTCGATATCATCATTTGGCAATTCAAACTGTGTGGCAGGATTGCTGATCGAGCTATAAGTAAAAGTAGCCACTTGTGGAGTGCCCGCTTTGATTTCTAAATTCGGGAAGGTAAACACTCCGGCTTCTTTATACACCGAAACTGCTTCTTTGGCGACAAAGGTGTGATTGACGCCATCAATTGCCTGCGATTGGAATTCAGTAAACCGATCCATCGTTAGTAGAGATTGGGTATTCCCGCCCGGAGGGGTGACCACTACATTAACAATAGCGGTCGGTGCGCGCCGACTGATTGGGGTATAGTTCAATGACTTCGCGTGAGAGAGTAGAGAATTGCGAACCTGGGCCGAATCAATGAACAACTCATTTGCCATCATATTTGCGTAGAAGGCATTGTAGTAAGTGTTATACGCAAGAAGGTTGATTAGTACGGATAACCCAGATCCCTCGAAATTGTAATCGAGGAATTGTTGCTGTGAATTCAAGAACGTCTTGAGATTGTCCTTGATCGACTCAAAGTCCAAATCTGTGATGATAATTTTTTCTGGCATGGTCCTACCTTATCCGTTCGAGAATGAAATCAACTGTTACTGGAGACTGGGATGATTGAATATACACTTTCAATTTAATCACATATTGATTGTTGTCTTCGTCGGGGGTGACCACCAGGGATTGGATGGACGCCCGTGGTTCAAAATTTTCAATCGTTTCTTGGATGAATCTCCCCAAATCTCTTGCGGTGAATTCACTGACATTTTCAAACAACATTCGCCGGATGTTGCACCCCACTTCGGGATGAAACGGAACCTCGTAGTGGTTTGTTTGGAGTAAATTTTTAATAGACAGGATCACCGCATCTGCATTGCTTCGCACCACCAAGTCTTTGCGGACCGGATGGATCGTAAAATCTAACGGAAAATCCTGGAAAATTACAGTGTTTGCCATAGTGTTCTATTTATGTTCTATTGTTTGGCGAGAGGTTTAGAGAGTACATCCAGTGCGCCCCCAGGATTTCTATTAGAAACAGTCTGAAATACGAATGCTGCGCATGGGTTGCTGTTCAGGGCTTCCAACACTAATGCAACCGAGGCCGATTGCAATTGATTGACACAATTCTGAAGAAATTGGCTATCCTTATCCGCAATACCCCGAACTAGATTAGCAACACCCACCAGGGTGTCGGTAATGTCTGCAATCGTCGCTGCACCACGTTCCATTCGCGTGAGCAAGTTATTGATAGTATTAGAAAACCCACTGAATGTATCCTGTGAAAACAATCCTGTACACCCTCCCAATACTGTCAAGCAATCACTGGATGCTTCCAGTAGGGTCGTCATGTTTTGCATTTGGAGTCCGATTGACAGGATTTGTTGCAGGCCTGGGGCTTGTACCCCTTGGCTCTTGAGGAGTCCCGACAGCCGACCGGTGTGCATCATGAAATTTCCCATGGAAGTGCGGATGTCTTGGATAGGATCAGTGGAAAGGTATGCGGCGGCATCTCCCTGTGTGATGCTCGGATCAATGAGACTCCCATCCGCAATGCTGGTTAATCGAGTTTCTACCCGACTAACACTATCGCCGAGGAAATTAACAGAATTGGTCATGGGGTTTGTGAACAGTCCACCCGGATCAGAAGTTATCTTGTTGACGAGGGTTTTCGAGATGTCCGAAAACCCCGTGGTGCTCGCAGGCACAATAGGTGAAGTGATGGATGATGGAATGTGAGAGAAATCAAAAGTGAATGACATACTGCTCCTTATCCACAAAAAACAGTGAATGATCCCATGGCACAGACCGACCCGCAAGCAATCGCATCCCCCACCCGCATGATAGGAATACCGTCTGCAAATACGGTTGTAGAACCCCCGGCACCCGGACTCGGATGTGAGGTAATCATATTCGTATGAGGGCCCCACAGGTCAGTCATGCGCACCAGTGGAATACCATCCACAAATACTGTGGGAGAACCGGTGACGGTAGGGCGTGGCGGAAAATAGGTAGGGCCTGCTGGGTGGCCACTGCACATATCAAGACCCATTCGTGCCACTGGCAATGCAACCCCCATGTTAGTCTCCCGTAACTGGTAATGGTGGTGGTAAAATGGTTCCTGGTGGTCCATTGAGATTCAATGGAATGCCAGTGAGGTTCATTCCGCTTCC